AAATTGGTTCTGGTAAGTATATGCAGTCTCCTACTCTTCAAATGCTCGATGATGCGCGTTCAATTGCAGGGATACCCTTTAAAATCAATAGTGGATTTAGAACAAAAAGCCACAATGCATATGTCGGTGGAAAAATGCCTGACGAAAATGGGCAAGGAGGAAGTAGTCATCTTTATGGATACGCTGTTGACATTTCCGTTACAAGTTCATCACAAAGAGCCACAGTACTCAATGCCCTTATTAAGGCAGGATTCCGTAGAATTGGAATTGCTAAAACCTTTATCCACGCAGATAATCACCCTGAAAAATCACAAGACGTTTACTGGGTGTACTAATACAGTAGGAAATACATTAAATGAGTGGTAAAAGGAAGTTTAAAGATACTAAGGTTGGAAGTTTCCTATTGGAAAAAATACCCAGTATTGTTGGCAGTCTTGCTAATGATACCCCTGTCGGGAATGTGGTTCGTTCCCTTATTGGTGGGTCGGATATGTCTGAAGCAGATAAGCAAATTGCTCTTAAGAAACTAGAACAAGAAATACACGAATTTGATGGTATTACTAGAAGGTGGGTAGCTGATTCACGTTCTAATAACTGGCTGTCACAGTCGGTAAGACCCCTTACATTGATATTTTTAACGGTATCTTTTGTTGTGGGTTGGTATATGCAAATAGATGGTTTGTCAATCGTTAAAGAATTGCTATTTGTAGTTTTTGCAGGGTACTTCGGGGGTAGGTCTTACGAAAAAGTTATGGGCAACAAGAACCATAAGTAAAAAAAATAATTATTTCTATTGACTTTTTAAAAAAAATGTTCGACCTTTGGTGGGTGGAGGCTAATAATGTATTATCTTAAATATATGAAAGACATAAAAGAACTAGCACAAAAAATAGCAACAGACTTCCAATTAAGTATTAAAGAAAGAACTGATGCTTTACTAAAAATAGATTGCAATCAATATACGAACTTAGGTTTAAATTCTAGTAAAACAGAAAAAAAAGAAGTAAAAGCAAATTCTAAATTTATTTACAAACAAATTAAAGGTATAGACGAAGCATCTGGTGAGATACTTTTAAAGTCTTTAGATGATTAAAAAAAAGACAATGCCAAAAACAGCAAAGAAACCAACAAGAAGTAAACTTGTAAAAAAGTTAGATGTTGTATTTAGTCAGTATGTAAGATTAAGTAATGCTGATAAAAGAGGTTATTGCACTTGTGTTACTTGTGGTAAAGTAGGACATTGGAAAACAGGTGGAATACAAGCAGGACACTTTATAAGTAGAAAACATTACAGTACTAGATGGGATTTAAGAAATGTAAAACCACAATGTGTAGCTTGTAACGTTTATAGAGCAGGAGAGCAATACAAGTATAGTTTATATCTTGGTAGTAACTTATCTGAAGAACTACATAAAAAAAGTCAAGAAATAACTAAATTTACAAATGTAGAATTAGAGGAAATGATTAAGGAATATTCTACGCTTCTTAAAAAACTTTCCTAATTTTTCTCTTATAATTGTTTGTTTGTGAAGGGTGGATTTTGTCCACCTTTTGCTTTTTACATAATTATTGTTTACCTTTGATTAAATTAAAACAATTAATATGAGCAAACAATTATCTTTACATCAGAAGCTGTTTAACTTACAGCAAGAAATTGGGGCAATCAGCAAGGATGCGAGTAACCCTTTTTACAAGTCAAAATACTTTGACATAAATTCACTTATTAAACAACTACAACCTCTACTTAAGAAGCACAAGTTGTTACTTACACAACCTATATTAGAGGATTGTGTTTATAGTAAAGTAATATGTATAGATGGAGGAGGTGCAGAAGTATCAGCACTTAAACTACCTGAAATAACAGACCCACAAAAGTTAGGTTCTTGTGTTACATATTACAGACGTTATACACTTAGTAGCCTTTTAGGATTACAAGCAGAAGATGACGATGCAAACGCTGCAAGTGGTAAGACTACACAAGAAGAAAAGAAGTGGTTAAACACTAACACAGTAGAATATTCAAAAGCAATAGAGTACTTACAAGGTGGTGGCACAATAGATAATATCAAATCAAAGTACAAAGTATCTAAAAAAGTACAGGATGAGTTATCAAAAGTGTAAAATAAAAAACGTATATTACAAAGGAGAACATAATAATTATAAATTTAAAATACAATGGAAAAAAAGACCACAGCAATTATTTCAGGAAGTATTGACCTTACGTCAATTGACAAATCAAAATTAATTCAAGGTAAAAATGGTAAGAGTTACCTCAACTTTACAGCAATGGTGCAGAACCAATCAAGTTATGGAAATAACGTTTGGGTTACGCAATCACTAAGTAAAGAAGAAAGAGAAGCAAAGACACCTTCTATCACATTGGGAAATGCAGCAGTACGATGGATTAGTGATGAGGGAGTAAGTGTTGCAGAAAGGAACGAGGTAACAAATGCAGAACAGAATAAAGAAAGAGAAGTAGATTTACCATTTTAATTAAGTGGGGGTGTAACAACCCCCTTTTTTTATATATTTATGCGAAAACTTAAAGAACTGAAACAAGGTGAGGAAATGCCTCACGATTTTTGGAACTATAATGTAAATCCTATACTAGGATATAAATTTGAAAAGTACGTAAAGAATACAGCAAAAGAAACAAACAAATACGGAATTAAACCAATACCTAACAAATGATTGCAAGAGCAAACGATTTAAAAGAAAGAATATTAGACATAAAACACGGAAGGATAAAAGAAGGTTTGAAGATAGACATAGACGAAATAGACGAGTACTTGCGATTCAAACACGGAAATTTTAACCTACTAATAGGACACGCTAACGTAGGAAAGACAACAGTACTTACATACCTGTTTACTGTTTGGGCAATAAAACACAATCTAAAGTTTCTTGTCTGGTCAAGTGAAAACACACCCCAAAGTATTGTAAGAAAGATTATAGAATTTAAGATGGGTAAACCAATACAAACTGCAACAGAAGAAAATATAGATGAAGCGGTTAAGTGGTGTGATACACATTTTAAAATAATAGACGTGGATAACCTTGTTACTTACAAGGAACTACTACAAGAAGCAAAAGCTATTAAAGATGCTTGGCACTACGATGCTTTAATGATAGACCCTTACAACAGTCTAGCTAAAGACAAACAGTTAATGCGTAACTTAGGTGGACACGAATACGACTACCAAGTAGCAAGTGAACTAAGATTATTTGCAAAACAAAACAATTTAACTATTTACCTAAATGCACACGGTGTAACAGAAGCAATGCGTAGAACTTACCCTAAAGGACACGAATACGAAAACTTACCTCAACCCCTTAACCTATCTCAAGTAGAAGGTGGTGGCAAGTGGGGTAACCGTTCTGATGATGTGCTGTGTGTCCACAGAATGACAGCACACCCTACTGAATGGATGTATTCAGAGTTGCACGTTTTGAAGGTCAAATCAACAGAATCTGGAATGAGATGCACCCCGTACGAAATGCCATTGAGGTTGCGAATGTCTAGAAATAATGTAGGATTTGAATTTCTAGGCAAAGACATTTTACACAGCAAAAAAACAGAAGTAAACGAAATAATATTTTGATACCATTAATATTTACATTACTACTAACATTAACCCTTATGCTTTTTTGGGGGCAGTTGAACAATGCACAAATGCACATAGGACTTTTGATGGGGTTAGTGTGTGGTGCTTTGTATTCTTATGTAGACATAGAAGAAGAAGATGTAACAGAACATACGTTGCAATGTTGCATATTTATAATTAGTTTTACAGTAATATGGGATACCCCCTTAAATGGTTAGAACTTGTTGCCGCACAGCACAAGGATTGGGTAGCTATCATCAATAGTTTTGGTGAGTATAGATATGCAGAAGATATTGTGCAGGAAATGTATTTTGTACTGATAAAGTATGCAAGTGAAGAAAAAGTTATAAAGAATGGTAAAGTAAGTAGAGGTTATGTGTTCTTTACTTTAAGAAGTTTGTACTATCAATATTACAACAAAAAGAAAAAAGTTGGGTTTGTTTTTATAGACCACGATGACGTATATACACAACTACCTCAACAAGACAACATAGAAGAAAACGAAGCGTTTCACAAAATCTGTGAATTAGTAGATGAGGTAGCAGATGGATGGAGTTGGTACGATAAGAAGTTGTGGAAGCTATATAGTCAAACGGATATGAGTATGCGTAAACTTGCAGCAGAAACATCAATAAGTTGGGTAAGTATTTACCACACATTAAAACACCTTAAAGAAGA